TAGTTAAATAAGTCCCTGCTGGTTGCTTTGCGTCGAAAGTTGCCCAATCAGTTGAAGACAAATATCCGTCTGTCGTTGCCGTAGCAACTGGAATGGAAATTGCAGGAGTTGTTCCACCACTTGAAACAATCGGCGATGTTCCTGTAACAGAAGTGACTTTTCCCGCCAAGTCGGTTATAAGGTTTGCAATTTTGCTTTGGGCAATCGCGGCAGATGGATCGACATCAGCGTCAAAAATCAAGTTTGCAGGAGTTTGGAAAACGCCATTTACAACCTTAACAACGCCAGTTCCTGCTACCGATGAGAATGTCGTATGGGCATGCGATGGTGTAACGCTACCAAAGTAAATGATTAGATTAATATTGTTTGTCGTGGCCTTTCCTCGCAGCTCGATGTATATCCTATCGGTAGCAAGAATTGTTGTGAACGGAAAAACAACCGATGCAGAGTATTGGTTTATGACCGTCGGATCATAAATATAAATATCATCCGATTCTGACAATAGTGTTGTTGTTGTCCCGTTATATTTGTAAACGAACAATCTGAGAATACACTCGTCTGAAGAATTTGCATTTGAGTCTGCCCAAATATTGAAATCCCATAATCCAGCAGGAATTTGTGTAACATTTGGATCTGCGGGATCACTTACAAAGCCAGCGACCAAATCATATCCGACTTTGGATAAGTTAGCTGATGTAATGGCCGACTGCGTTATTGTTGCAAACCTTGAAAGCCTTACAGCCGATTGTGGACTTGTCGGTAATCCTGTAATAGGAGCGATCGCCGCCTCGTTGAAGTTGAAAAAGTAATTTACACCACCGCCGCCAGACCCCCCCTGTGGAATAGCCGCTGGCAACCATGCTGCCCCGCCCCATTGCAAAATCTGCCCGATTGATGGACTCGTTGCGGATACGGAATATCCTTGGAGTTTTGCAACATTTGGGGCTGGGTATGTTCCCCTTAAATCTCCCGTTGCTGATCCATTGGGTGATCGTGAATCTGAAAGCCTTGCATCCGTGGTAATCACTGCCGTTCCCGAAATTGCGCTCGGTGAAATTCCACTTGATGGAGCCTTTGCATCAAGCGCATCTTGCAAGTCGATTTGATTCGATAGCGTTCCCGTGATTGTTCCCCAAGATACAACTGAAAGCGGTGTAATTGCGCTCCATTGAGATCCAGTCCATCCCAAAGATTGTCCAGTAATAGGCGAGGCTGTTGAAACTGAGAAACCTTGCAACTTAACTACGCTAGGAGAGGGGTAATTGCCGTCTAAATCGCCAGAAGCCCCACCAGTAGGTGTCCTCGCGTCACTCAATCTAGAATCTGTGGTGATAACCGCCGTCCCGCTAATCGCGCTTGGTGAAATTCCCGATGCTGGTGCTTTATCATCAAGAACGGTCTGCAAATCGGTTTGACTTGAAAGCGTGCCAGTTATCCCTCCCCATACGGCAGATCCACCAGCACCATATATCCATTCGGTGTCGTAGTCGGTATTTGTTTTTTTTGCTAAAACTTGCCCTGTAAGCCCCCCCGATACAACCCCCGCCCCTGTCGCGCCAGTTACACCTGATGGCCCGATTGGACCTTGGCTTCCTGTCGGCCCTTGGCTTCCTGTCGGCCCAGCTGGACCAGTAACAAATTCTGTGCGTAACGGAAGATCACGTATCTCCTCAGAATTGAAAAAAAGATTGTTGTCGCTCATTTATTTATATCCTCCAAAGTAAAATTCACACTTACGGCATCTTGAGCCAATTCAGCTGATATCACTCGAAACTTCCTTCCGCCTATGATTAGAATATCACCTAAAGAAATGGATTGGGTTACGGAATCATAGGCCGCAATGATTGACATATTAACATCGTTCATGAAGCCTCCGTCACCCAAAGAATTATCACGCCTATATGCAGTTCGATTCGCGGTAAAAACATTTCCGTTGAATGAAACGCCAACAGGCAGTTCATTCATCACCGCATACAAATCGTTAGTTAAAATATCAAGAAGCCCCACAATTGGTATTTAAGTCAAAAATGAAAGATTGCATAGCCTCTCATATTCACTCCCTTTCGTTGGAGTTTCTTTACTTGTGTTATGCGTTGCGTTGCTCCAATGAATAATATCATAAGGAATCGAAGATGGATGCGTATAGGGCGATTGATAAATGCCTCCGCAATCAAAATAATTTTGAAATAAATTTGCTTTGATTCCGTTGCGTTGTATCCCGTGAACCATTGTAATCATCGCATCATGCCAATCCCTTCCAGCCATCCCATCCGATAGCATATCGCCTATTATTTCAGACATCTCAAGAGCATAAGGCGATCCTTTTGGAATCGACATAACAACGGGAGATATCATCGAAAGCCAAGGCGTGAAGGTGTAATCTTCCGCAACAATTTTCTTTGTTACGGCGACATCCATTTGAACCCATATTCCGCCGTATTCGTAGAGGGTTTTGAAGGCGAAATAATCGCTCCAATGCGCAAATGATCCAACACCACCATTTGGAATGCCAACGTGTGGGATTCCTAGAAATCCAATCGGCTGAATATATTCTTTCGGGACTTTTCTGATTTCCACATTGTCTGGAACGCCAGAAACTTTTTCAGATGTCCACAGAATCGGGGAATGACCAGCATTAAGTAACAATTTTAAGGTCAGTTTTTCCATTAACCCGAGTTGTGACCCAATCCATACTGAATGGGTTTCGCTCATACTCGAATTAAGACCGTCAACCCATTACAATTAGCATGATGCTCTGAGAGTTTCCAATGCGGGTTCTCCTGTATAAACTCTTGAATCGCTAAATTTATTCCTTCGCCGTTATCTTCTCCTTGAGTTCCAAAAGCAACGGTATCGTGAAAGATAATGTATTTATTCGACTGATTCCCATGTTTTTCAAGCTCGCCCTTAACTTGCGCGTATGTGTGCAATGTGTCGATGAAAAGTAAATCGGTCGGCTCAATAGTTGGCGCATCAAGTGTGCTTCCCTGCTGAAATGTCCAATCAATTTGTAGCTGATTGTGAATTGCAAAAACATTAAAGAAATCGTGAAGATCGTAGCTTCTAAGTTTCGCGTTTGGCTTATTACTTAACCCGTGCAAAAACGAATATGTGGACATCCCTGTCCTTACTCCAAATTCTGTGACGTGATCGCATTCTCGCGCAAGTTGCGCTAGTCGGAGCATGTGCTCATTTATATCGCCGACAATTGATTTTGATCGGTTAAAGATATTTATCAACGGCCATTGCTTAACAAACTCCTGCATACCAAAATTGTATGCCTCTTTTGTGTTTTGAAGATTAACAATATCGTCAGATTCTCGCGTCCCGTTCATTGGATGATCGTGTTGCCATTTTAATCCAGTTACTTGAAGTATTGTTGCTTCAAGAAGTGAACGAGCGGAAAAGTCATTATCACAAAAAACGCCGTAATAATTAGGATGAAAAATGTATCCACGCTTATTATAGAGGGCGCGAGAGAGTACGGGATGGCACATCAATCCGTCATCTCGGAAGGTATCTGGAACATAGCAAGCCCACTTTTTATTTCCTTCTGGTAGCTTTTGTAATTGCTCATCCCACCCATCAGGCGGGGTTAAATCATCAGCAATAACAACTAAAATATCTCCAGTTGATAATGCCGCTGCTGCGTTCCAATTGCTTACGCTTGAGGATGCCCATTTTGGAGGAGGCGAAGTTATAGCAATGTTTTCGTTTTTTAAAAGATCAAAACTAGATTTATCATCCGCTTGAATCCCAAAAATGTGTTCAACATTTTGCGGATTGCTTGCTCGTTTTAGCCAGATGCTTTTTGTTTTTAATGCTCTTTCTGGCGTTGCTCTAGTTGCGTGTAGTAGTGTTATTTTTTTCATTTTGTTATTTCTGGTGGATTTCATCGAAGATTTCTTTTGCTCTTTTACGCTCTTCTGGATCATTCACACGCTCATAAGTCGCATCGAGCGGACGATTTTCAAAAAACGGGTGGTGGTGAGCGATAATAATATCCCGAGCATCCACAATCGCCGCATTTTTCTGGGCACGAAAGGTGAAATCGCTATCCGAATATGCGTTACGGAATCTTGGGTTGAATAATCCATTTTGCTCATAATATTTTCGCGTCAGAATCGCCATGCAAATCAATTCATCTTTGCGATAACCATCAGAAATGCGAAGCACCTGTGGTTTTGAAATGTCGATACGCTTTTCAATCATTTCGTCCCATGCTGGCGGACATTCCCAATCATCCGAAAGTTGAATAATAATGTCACCAATGCACTCTCTTGCGCCTAGATTCCACGCTCCAACAGAGTACCCATCTTCCTTTTGTATTACATGCCTAAATCTTTTCAAAGATTTAGATTGTTCATCATTGTTATCAAACACAAATATATGCTCTATTCTTTCTGGATTTCTTGCTCTGGAATACCACATTGCCATTGTCTGAATCGCAAGTAATGACCTTCCCCTAGTTGCGTGAATTAAGGATATTTTCGGCAGTTTTGAAGAATTTAAAACCGACATTTCAAATGTTTTCGCTTCCTCTTGTCTTTCCAACTCTCGCAAGCACCAAGCTTTGAGGTGTTGAGCTTTCCACCCATACCATTCTTCCCTGTGTGTCCATTGCTTAAAATTTGGAACTGGTATTTTAAGCATTTCCTCAACAAGCAACAAAGCCTCCTCTGGCTTTTGATTATCTAATAATGTTGACGCTTCTAATCCGAATGCCTCTCTCCTGTTTGGGTCTAATGCCTTCGCCTGTTTTACAAGCCGCAATGCCGTCTCCTCGGTCGTTAACATCGAGCAATTCATGAGCGTCTCATATTTGTGAACACCATCCAGATCCGCCATTGCTAACGCCTCTGATCCATATCGCGCCGATTCCGTGTGATTATTGGTTATGAAGTTTTCGTAATGCAGATAGAATTTGTAATGCGATGACATTTTGTCGTTGTGCATCAAAATCCTTTTGTTCCGTTCGTTACTTGGTCTAATTCCAATCGGAGGCTGATGTACAATTTCAAGATCACGCCTCATATACAACTTAACGTCCGATGTAGGCTGAACGTTTTCGTGGATGGGACGATACCACCATCCTGTTTTGTATCGGAAAAACCGCTCCCTTGGTGCTCGTTTATTTTGCTCGGCTATTACATAATCAGTAAGAATCCATTTAAAATCTGACGGGCAATCTTCTAATGCCTTTAGGTGAGGTTCTACCATTTCTGGCATAATAACATCGTCGCAGTCTGCCCACATTACCCACCCATCTTTCCCTGCTAATTCGTAAGCGTTCGCAAAGGATTGGTTTCTTGCTCTACCGAAATCATCCAAATGCTGCCAATCTGAAACAAGTGGAGAATTGAAATATTCCCCCACATGACATCCAAGTTTTTTTGCAATACTTAGTGTTTTGTCTGGCTTAAGTGATCCAATGGCGCGGACAATTACAATTTCATCGCAGATTTGTTGAAGTGATTTTACGCATCGCTCAATGCGCGGTTCTTCGTTGCCGCAGATAAGTCCTGCGACCAATTTATTTTTTTTGTTCATATCTATTTCGTTATTTATGTCAAAAACAAAGCCCCGCTCCGTATGGAGCGAGGCTGCGTTTTTACCACGGGGAATTTAACTGATCAAGTTAAATCTTAGGCGAATCCAGTTGTGATGCGGATGATGCTGGAACCATCAATCACTTTCTCTGTCGAGTTCTGACGAACACGGAGAACGTCAGCACGGCGAGCCTCATCGCGGTATGTTTCGGAAACGAACGGAACAGGAGAATCCGCTGCCCAGATGATTGTGCGACCAAATCCACCACCAGCAAAATCACCGCCAACGGTGTTGCAAAGGGCGATATAGGTATTTGACCAGAGGAAACCGCCAGCGTAAGGCTGTCCTTTTTTGGCGGTGTTTTTTGCACCGCGACCAACAAGAACGCGATCCACTCCGCAAGCTGCGGCCACTTCAGCCTCGCTTAACAGACGGCTTTGATTTGTAGCGACAACGCCGAAGAATTGGTTTTGCACAAAGTTTGAACGGCGGATGCGCTCAAATACTGGTTGTGACATTACCAAGGTGTTTGGCATTACGCCATATTTGGCGAGTTCAAGCTTTGCGGCAGCAACGTCACCAGGAACATTGAAGCTTGTGATATTTGCTTCGGTGTAGGCTTGCGTTGCGGAAATCGCTGTCAGTCCATTTGCGGCAAATGTTGCGGTAGCAACGCGAGCCTCATGGCTGATCTGGATTTGGCGCAAGAGCATGCTGGCGATATTTACCTCGGTGTCGAAAAAACGATCAAGGTCGCGGCGATTGGAATCTGGAAGAACCTCTTCCAATCCATATTCAATAGAATCGAATGTATCGCTGGTAAAACGACGGCTGGTGCGAGCATAGCCAGAACCAGCGGCGACTTTCAGCGCATCGTCGTTGAGCAATTCTGCATCACCGAGATTTAGCTTGAGATATGCGCCAGAGCGAACATCCGAGCTGTAAATCGGCATGACTTCCGTGCCGATGAAAAGATTGTTATTGTTGCTAAGTCCCTCATATACTGCTTGAGCGATATCAGCGCGAATGGTTGTGTATGATAGTGCCATATAGATTTAGATTTTACTGATTAAACTTAGGGACATATTCGATAACATCGCTTGCAACGCCGCTGTTAATAGCAACGCCCAATGTTACGGTTGCGGCATTAGCGTATGTTCCAACAATCCCGCCGCCAGTTACGGCATAAACAGAATTGCCGGCAGTTACGGTTGCTCCAGCAGTCACAATTCCGAATTGCGATGCAAAAAACAATTTAACGCTTCCTTGACCGCTTGCAGCCACGTCGTTTTGAAGAACGCCGATTGCAGATGCTCCTGTTGCGGCAAGCTGCGCCGCGTTATCCCCGCTGATCGCAACGAGGCTATTTGCTGTTACGGCTGAGGCGAAGTTGAAACTCCGAAAGCCATTGTCGTTTTGTGTTGCCATAAATTAAAATTAGAAATTGAGTTCGTTATTATCGCGTGCTACGATATATTCAGTTGGATGGTTGGAGATCGCAAACTTGATTGCCGCCGTGCGACTACCAAGTTCCTTTGTTTTTTCAAGGATCAATCCTTTCAAAGAAAACTCAGATTTTTGTTTTTCCTCAACAGCAACCGAAGCCTTAACGGGCATTGCGCCGAAGTTGGAAATGATACGATCAAGTTTTGCTTCTAGCTTTTCAGCCACTCCCATTTCAGCAATGACTTCATCCTTCATTGGAGCGGCAGGAATCATTGATTCCATTTGAGTTTTGCAGGAAAGCATCATTTCCTCCAAAGCGTCCATACGCTTAGAAAGTTCAACGATTGTTACGCCCTCTTCTGCATCGGGCTTTTCTGGTGTTTCGATTGTTTCAGCCATTTGTTTGGAAAAAGTGTCAACTTGCTTTGCCGTAAAACTAAAAAGACCAGTTGCGTTTGCTGCTGGAGTTTGAACTAAATCTGCGCTATAAAGTTCAGAGCAACTTGCGAAATTTATTCCATTTGATTCACGGGGTGGCCCACTAAAAGAAATGGAAATTCCAAATGTATCTGGAAGTTTTGTTGAAATTTCCAAAACATATTCCTTCATGTGCGAAGATTCCAAAAGGTTCAGATCGGCAAGTAATTTATCTCCTTCAATTCGGAAATTTGTGCAATAGCCAACGATGTCTTTTATCCCTGCGCCGTGGTCTAAATTTACCTTTACCCCTCCACGATATGACTCGGCACACGCCTTTACCTCAAGCAATGTTTGTTTATCAACAAAAACGCCATGCCCCTTAGCTTCACCGATTGAAATTACAGAAACGCCTTGAATTACACTCATGCTATGGCATGAATGTCAAAATCAGTTTTCTTCGCGCATTTTTTCTGCCCTTTGTTTAGCCCATATTTGCCCAGCGTCTCCGCCCCACAATGCCCAAGCAATGCGTCCAGCAGATGGAAAGCCATTCTCATCTGGCATAAATCCTTGTCCTTTTTTATCGACTTCGTGACGTGAAAAAAAGGAATGCATCCGCTTCACGGTATCATCCGATAAATTCTTTCCGTTTGAAATGTCACGCGCACGTGCAACACCTATAGCGGTGCCGCCTCGATTATATTTCTTGCGCCATTCTAAGCCTTTCAAGGCTTCTTCGACCATTCCTTTGCTTGGTTTATTTTGATCTACCTCAAATGCTGATTGCGTTTGCTCTTGTGAAACTGCGGGTTCTGCATTAGTAATTTTATTTGCGCTAGTCTCGTCCATTCCAAATACAACACGAAGGATAACTCCAACTTGTTCGGCAGATAGTTCGCCGCGACCGAGAGATGATAGAATTCCAGATAAAGCATCTGTTCCGCCAATGCCAATACTTTCAATAAGAGGCGGAGCTTGATTTTTGCTTTCGTCAAAGATTGTATCAATTGCGGTAATAGGCACGGAATCAGAAATACGGAAAGGCTGAACGTCAAACTCCTGTCCTAATTCTTTAATCATACTTGCCTCTTTGGCTCTTGCGCGAAGTGCCTCTTCATAATCTTCTCCCATATCGGAGTAGATTTGCCCTGCTGTTTTCAATCCTGCTTTCCACAATGAAATGTCGGCAGAGGCTTCGCGTCCGTAATCAATGGATACTTTTGCGGGCCAACACCAGCGACCATCAAGAAGATATTCTGAATCTGGAATAAGACCGCGCGCCGAAGCGTCAAGCAAGATAATATTTTTTATTCTGTTTAAAAATTGTCCTTCAAGCAATCCTCTCCAACGCAAAAAAGTCCTTTCGGCCATTGCTGATTCCATACGAGCCATAGGTCCAGATTTATCCGCATCAAAAGCAAATCCGTAGGGAAGTCCAACCGCCATGCAAATATGAGCTTGAATTAACCGAATAAATTCACCAAATGCTCCTGTCGGACGATCCGATTTGAACATTTCCATTTTTTCGCCAGCACTTAGATAATTTACAGAACCTGGGTCAAGTGATTGAAGGCGAACGGCTTGCCCTTGATCGTTTGACGTTCCCCTTGAAAAATAATCATTGGCATCAGCTGCTCCACTTTCAGAGGTAATAATTCCACTTTGATAAGAAGCATATTTAATCGCTTGGACTTCGGCTTTTATTGCCTCTTGTAAATCTCGCGTAGCATTCAGAGCGGTAGCAAATGCAGACCTTCCACGATACTCATCTAGTCTTGCCGCATCAAATAAATGAATAAATTCTTTTGCAGGAATATCAACAGGAGAAACATACTGATTGTTAATTGTGCGAGTAAAGATCGCATATGAAACGGGTCTCCCATATTCATCAATATTTATTCCTCCGATATATTTATCCGTGTCCGTTCGATCATAAGGCGAGCCGATGCGATCAGCTTCCACGCTTTGCAATTTTAAATCTTCGCCGTCACGAACAATAATAAAACCGCAATCTCCGTCCCTCAAAATTGCGGTTACGGCAAGCTGAAGCAACGTGGTAAAATTATGACGCCCTAAAAAATCGCAGTTTTCGCACCACCTTTGCCAATATCTTTCGATTTGTGTATCAACATTATGGTCGCCAGTTCTTGCTTGATAAGCAATTCGCCCCGAAACATACGTTGCAAATTTTAAAAGGATCGAACGAACAGGAGGAAAGTTATCAGCTAGGTCTCTAGCCGCCCGAATAAGAGTAAATCTCTCTCTCGTTCCGCTTGTATCTTCGCCTCCACTTACACCCCTACTTATACCTCGTTTTTCACTTGCTAATGCAGAATCAAATCGCCCGAAATTTATCAATTTCGCTTGATTCACCATTCGATTTAGAGCAATTTTTGGTGAAACAAACGAAAGTGCTTTTGTAAAAATATCCATATTTAGGGTCTTTGCGTTGGGAATGTCGGAGTATACCTTGTTACCCGATTTCCTCCAGCATTGTCAATTGCCGCTTGTAATTCTTTTATCGTTTGAGCCACCTCGGCCAAATTTGCTCTTGTGAAACTTCTCCCAGCAATACTATAAGATGCTCCAGCTAACGCAATCGCCTTTAAGCATGCTGTAAAATCGGTTTGCAATTCCTGCAATATTGCAAGAGGAAATCCGAAATATGTGTTATTCATCGCCATTTAAATAGCGAGGTATGTCAATTTTCGCCTATCGGTAAAACTCCCGCTAGCATAGCTGCGGCGATAGCAATACATTCGCAATCCCAAAGGTGATTCGGTCTTCCTCCAATTCGCACCCACCTTTGCTCGACCTGTTTTGTTTTTCCGTGAATCACATCTTTTTTCATTTCTGATAACATTTGTTTTCTGTAATCATCGGAAACATCCCTAGAAACCTCCCATTTTGGAACGGCATCTTGTTGTCGAAGCGAAGCAAGTTTGTCCTTAATTCCTTCATTTGAGTAAAAGAAATAGGCGCACTTTAATCCATGAGATCCGGCTTGTGCGCCTTCAATTTTTGAGACAAAGCGAGTATAGCGTTTACCATTTTCCATGTGATAAAACTTATCCTGTCCCGATCCGTGCGAAGCCGTCCATCCACGCCGAGCGCATTGCTCATAAACTAATGGCGTATCATAACCCGCATCCACAACACAACATCGCGGAATAATGTTAAATTGTTGCTGAATTGCATCTAGCGATTCCCACGTTAGAGGGCGCGATTCGTGTAAAAGCATAGAAGATCCATCTACTCGAAAAGCTCGAACGATACACCAAAAATGGTCGCGCTGTTTATCCACTGCCATAAATCGGCGATGTTCGCCATCAATTTTTTGCCCTTCAAGATATTCAGATTTTGAATAATCTGCCGTGGTTATTTCTGGAAGATTGCTTACGATTTCATCCTGCCAAGTTTGAGCTTTTCTTTTTTGTATAAATTGTTTGAGCGGCTCCAAATTTCCGCTGCTTTTTGCCTCATTCGCCTCGACCCACTCCTTCACAATATTAAACCACGGAATCCACCAAACGGCATAGGCGGGATATTCAAAGCTTCTGTGTCCTCGGACAGGATGCGGATTCATTGCCTTGTAGCTTGCAGAATTTGCTAGATTTCTCCTTGTCACCGAGGTGTCGTGGTATTTTACCTCGCAATGTTCGCATTTCATCCGAATAGAATCTTGAACTTTATCCCAAAGGATGCTTCCTTTTTCATCTCTTTCGACCGAATATTCAATTTGGTCAAATAAATATCTTTGCCAGTTACCGCAATGAGAACAAGTCCATCCCCAAACTTCTCGCGTGCCGCTTTCCCATTCGGCGTCCGCTTCGTGGCCGGCATCCCAACCTTGCGAAACAAGGAGGGTTTTCCGATTCCAGCGGTCGTGATGACGAGCTTTCAATTCCTTAATCATTCCATTTTTCCATCGCCAAACCTCATCCCCAATGCAGTAACGCATGGATTTTTCTTGGAGATTTGTCATATTTGCACCGCCAGCAAATAAAACCATGTGAGGAAATAAAATTGTTGTTTTTCTTAATGCGTGTCGATCTTCTGGAAACAAATCCTTTACTGGCTGACATTCATTAAAAATTGGAAGCAACCTAGATTCCGTCCAATCCTTTACCATATCATCCGTCTGCCCCACAAACAACGTAGGCCCAGGTTTTTGCGCAACGATAAAACACGCCAATGTTTCCATCATTGTGGTTTTTCCGCCGCCAGTAGGAGCGCGAAGGAAAACTTGCGTTGCTTCATCGTCACTTGCCGCTAACAACGGCTCATTCAACCACGGCGCGATAGAGGGATCAAATTTAGAAGCCCGATCAGAATTTGGAAAACAAACGTGATCGGTTGCCCAATCCAAAATTGTCCCATCAAACGCTAATTTAATACCGCTATTTGATCCTTGAAAAAGCGGATTCATTCCAAATCATTCCTTGCTCGCCAAATAAAAAAACCAGTTATAAAAACAGAAATACAAATAATCCAAATCATACTTTTCCTAGCTCCGTTTTGATTTCTGCAAGTATCGCTTGAACTCTTTCGTGGAGTTTTTTCTTTAAACTCGATTCATCTAATCCTGCTAAAGCACCAGAAGCATCATTTACCAAAGCCGAAAGTTTTGCTGTGAAAATTGAACCTATCCTAATTCCAGCTTCCTTTACTTCGATATTTTTGCTATACTCACCGCGATCCACCGCTAAAGCAAACTCAATTCTTTCGCATTCCAATAATGTTTTTCTAAGTCTAGCATCGTTGAGAGAAGCGGGGGCGGTATCACCGCGCCCGTGATCTTTTAAAAATTCCTTCCTCCATTCCTCGGCTTCCTTTACCGAAGTCATGGGCATTCCTGCCTTCACCATTTTACAGATGTTAGGCTGAGTCATTCCCCAAAGTTTAGCCAAACTTCTTTGCGTCAGCTTTTCATCGCTTTCGTCCTGCTCAACGGCGTAATCTGAAATTGTTTGACTTTCTCGGGCAGTTAATGTCTTTCCAGATTTTAACTTTTTGAGGATGTTTTTTACCTCAGCATCCCTAATCTTGTCCTGTAAATTAGGTTCCTTACTTTTTGGATTTTCCATTGCCAGAATGTTTTATTTCCTCAAGAATTACATTTTCAATCTCGACAACAATTTTTTCTTTTTGCTCAATTATTTTTGTTTTCCACTCGGATTGGATATTTAGCAACTCTTGATAATTTTTTTCGTCATATTTCAAAACATCTTCCGAGGTTTTTAAAATAAAAGGCTCATAGTTTGTAAGGCCCGCAAGTTTTAAAGTATTTATACAAGATTGATCAAATAGCAAAACGCATTGGCTAGCCAAACTTTCATAAAATCTGTTTGCTAGGTTGTTGAAATGATTATGGGTAAACGGATCTTCAATATAAAGGGAATATCTGAATGCTTGGAGAAGTGGTTTATTCCATTCAATTTTACCAATTGGCTTAGATTTACATCCAATATGCAAAAATTTCTTGTGATTTTTGGAACTTGTCGAAAGGTAAAGATTTTCGTTGAAATATTTGCGAAAATAAACCTCTCGGTCTTTCCTGTAAGTCCCGTAATAAATGAGATTATGCGTTTTTTTGCTTACAGGGAGCATTTTGAACAACAAAACATTCAAGTTTACGGAATATTCCGCATCAAAACAGGCAAATTTTACCGAGCCAAGGGCATAATTACACAACAAAAATGCTCTGCGGCGTTTAAAAATCGTGTAAGCAAAGGCGTTTGGTCGCAAATTATATTCGTTTGTGATCCATCCCCAAGGCGTATCTTCGTTTTTTTCCTCTATTTTTTCAATTTCATGGATAAATGGATATTGTGTCGCGTAACTAACAAAAATAACGTCATATTTCTTTTGAAATCTTCGGCTATTTTCGCCAACAAACAACAAATCGACCGAGTGTCCCCTCTCTTCCAATACCGTTTTGATGGCAATAGCGTTGCGAACGTGCGCATCAATGGGATTCTTTGCCCGAGGAACGGTTTCAACGATTAGAATTGAGGACATTTAAAATTTCCATGAAGGTTTTGTAGGTGGTCTTTTCCGTAGTAATCCCCAATTTGTTTTTGATGATTTCCTTTTCTGCAATAGAACCGCATTTGATGATAAAATTCACCGATTCATCAATCTCATCAATAACATCAATTGCATGTTCAAACTCCCCTAGCAAATTATCAAGTTCATCGCGGCTAAATCCCAGTTCCTTAAAATCAAAATTCTCTTGCAGATTTTCAACTTCCATTTTCAAAAGCTCAAAGTCCCACGTAGCATTTTGAGCAATTTTGTTATCCGCAATAATATAGGCTTTCTTTTGCGCATCGGTCAAATGCTTTAGGCGAATACAAGGAACATTTTCAAGTCCCAGTTTTTTTGCTGCCAGCAATCTTCCATGTCCCGCAACAAGTCCATTGTCGGCATCCAACAAAATTGGCTGGTTAAAACCAAATTCCTTGATGGAAGAGGCAAGTTGTAAAACTTGTTCCTCGGAATGGATTCTTGCGTTATTTACATAAGGAATTAGTGAATCGACATTCAATAATTCAATTTGTGGATTTGTTGATTTCTGATTGTTTTCGGATGCTTTCATGTTTTTTTTGTTGTTTAATTGATTTTTGTCTTATTTTTTTGATAACTCAAATTTTGGAAGTTATTCACAAAAAAGAAAAGAGAGTTCGCTTACC